ACCTAAGTATGAAGATGTTATTCAACCAAGAAGTGGTGGCAGTAATCCATCAAATCCAAGACTATATGCAAGAGTTGTTCAAGCAGCAAAAGATAAGTTTGATGTATATCCATCCGCTTATGCAAATGCTTGGGTAGTTGGTGAATACAAACGTCGTGGTGGAACGTATAAGTCTGAATCTGTTGCAACAAAATCAATATGGGATGGTGGACTGTTGGATCCAAAAGGATTTATTAAATAATGCCAAAGAAAAAAGCAAAATCATTTAACTCAACACAAATTAAAGATGGAAAGATTGTTCGCATGAATAAAAACGGTACAGTTAAATCTATTCTAGGTGACTATGAAGTTAAACATGAAAAAAAAGATAAGTAATGGCTGATACATATTCACCAACAAGTGGCATGAAGTCTGCCGCTAAACGTGCATTAAAATGGAAAGAAGATGGTAAAGCTAAGGGTGCTGGAACTCCAATAGGTTGGGGTAGGGCAACAGATATTGTTAATGGGTCTACAATGTCTCTTGATACTGTTAAAAGAATGTATTCATTTTTTTCTCGTCATGAAGTAGATAAACAAGGTAAAGGATTTTTTGATGGTCCAAACTTTCCATCTAATGGTCGCATTATGTGGGATGCTTGGGGTGGAGATGCTGGATTTACTTGGAGCAGAGCGATAGTTGAAAGAGAAAAGAAGAAGACAGAAAAAGCTTGGTTTGGAAGCGCATTTAGTTTTAGAAAGGGGTAGGGAATATGGAAGATTTAAATGTTGAAGAGGTTAAACAATTAGTTAACTTCTATAGACAAAAAGCATATGATTTAGAGTTTCAGCTATTGCAATCACAACTTAGATTAAACAAGATTATTGCAATGCAAACTCAATCAGTGCCTGCTACAAAAATAACAAAAACAAAATCTGAATAACATATAAATGAAATATGTTTTAGCTGTCGTATTGACATTAGCTGCTATTTGGTCTATAATTGAACTAAGTAGATATAAAGTTTCTAAATCTTTAAACAATGTCAGATATAGTCAAAGTGACATACATCAAAGAATTAGGCACCTTGTACCTAAAAAAATAAATAGTAGAGAGAATATTGAATCACAATCAGCAAAACATGCTGGTAGTACCATGATTAAGATTATTGTTATTGACGATAAGGCTTATTGGGTAAAAGATAATATATTTTATTATGCAAAGACACAAAATGGTGACATAGTTGCTGATACAACTAAGCCAGTAGATGTTTCTTTGATGTCAAAAAAAGATATAGACAAGATGCTTTTTATACTAGATAACTTAAGAAAAGGAAAAAAAGATGATAGCAGTAGTGCAGGGATCGAATGAGTTCAACGATTATAGTGTGTTCATTCGTGCCATGGGTGTTGCTTTATCTGGAATGAAAGATGATGATCCAGAGTTTGTAATCTACTCTGTTGGTCCAGTAAAGATAAACGCAATGGTTTCAGAATTTTCAAATCTTTCAGAGCGTGGTATGAAATCACGAGGAAAGAAAATTAAATACTATAAAGTTCCAACACAGTGGGTTGAAAAGAATATGTCTTATGTTAATTACTTTGCATTCTTATGTAATGCACATCAAACTAAATCAAGATTAGTTGAAAAAGCTGAATTACAAAACATTGAAGTTGGAATTTTTAAATACTAGGGGAGAAAAATGATTGTAACAAATTTAGATAAGATGGAAAAGATTGTAAAAGCAAACAACAATCTTTCTTGGACTGGTTGGGATATAGTTGATCTAAAAAGATCCGACTCAGCACGTACTGCCGTTAATGGTGTGAGAGTAAAAGGTCTTTGGTATTTGCAGAGAGTTTATAATGTCACTCGTAATGGATGGGATATTCCAAACAGATACAGGAGCTAGATATGAAACAGCATCTATGGAAAGATAATGCCCTGTGCTTAGGCTCTGACACAAACATGTTCTTTGATGAATATGAAGAGAAACCAGAAAGTAGACAGTTTGTTGACTCTATTTGTAGAACATGTCCAGTAGCTAAAACATGTTTTGCTAACGGTGTGTCTGGTAAAGAGTGGGGTATTTGGGGTGGAGTATATCTAGAAGGTGGGGATATATCAAGAGAGTTTAATAATCATAGATCAAAGCAAGAGTGGTCTTTGACTTGGCAATCATTAACAATGGAGCAGTAAAGTGTGGTCTTGGATATTAGCAGCATTAGGAGTAACTGGCATATTCCTTGTTGGTCGTAAAACCATTTGGGGATGGCTTGTTCTTTGTGTTAATGAGTGCTTATGGATAATTTATGCTATAACAACTAAGCAATATGGTTTTATTGTTGCAGCAGTTGCTTATGCAGCGGTATATATTAAATCATACATTCATTGGAAAAGAGAAGAATAATGTATACAGATGCAATGCGTAGAGCCTTTCATTCAGTTATACCACCAAAAGAATTTGGTGTAAATATAATTGACAATGAACATTTTCTTACAATAAAGCTAGATGAAAAACATTTTGCTGGACTTGTTCATGATGAAAAGATTCAGGCATTGCAGTATGTATTAAAATTAAAAGGTGCCCTTGAAATGGAAGGCGCAATTGTTTTAGTAACTAGAGAGGCTCTTACCAAGTGACAATCTTTATATCAATTGCCAGCTATAAAGATCCAGAACTAGAAAGAACAATTCATTCTGCAATAGATAATGCATTTAACCCACAAGATTTACATTTTGGAATATTCTTACAAGAACTTGATAAGGGTGCTCCAGATCTTTCGTGGGTGCCAAACCTAACCTTAACAACTATTCATCCTAAAATGGCTAGAGGTGCAGGCTATGCAAGGTCACAAATCATTCCAATGTATTCTAATCAAGATTACTTTCTTCAAATAGATTCACATACTATGTTTGAAAAAAATTGGGACTTGCTTTGCATTAGTCAATATACAAAAGCACAAGAGATAGCAAACAACAATAAGATTATTTTATCAGCTTTTCCTCCACCATTTTATGTTGAATCAAATAAAAAGATTAGTATTATTAAAAACTCTAAAACACAATTACCATATCCAACCAAACAAAAACCACTGCTCACAAAGCGTGGTGAGTGGACTGCTCAAAGAGTTGAACTATCTAATAAAACCTTACCTGAACAATCAACAACTGTATTAGCTGGATTTATATTTGCATCTGGAGAATTAATAAAAGAAGTTCCATATGATCCAGAGATTAGTTTCTTTGGTGAAGAGTTATGCTTTGCGGTAAGAGCATGGACTAAAGGTTGGGATATATATTCTCCTTGTGTTAAAATTCTTTATCATTTTTATACCCGTGAGGGATACAGCAAGATCTGGAAAGATAGAAACTTAAGAGAAATATCTTGGAAAGAACTTGAACTAATATCAAAGATAAAACAAGAAAAAGTTTTGTGTGGCTATGAGGATGGTGTCTATGGGGTAGGAAATGTTAGGCCTATAGAAGAGTATGAAAAAATAACTGGCATTGATTTTAAAAAAATGTACAATGCTGATAGTGATACAATAGTAATAAGAAGAAAGGAATAATGTGAATATTGCCCTTATAGTTACTAGCCTAATAGCTGTGTCATTTTGTATATCATATTTTTCTGTACTCAAAAGACTTGAGGTTATTACAAAAGCTTTTAGTAAAATGGTTGCCCTTAACTCATCCATGAGTCAGGCATTTGAAGAAAGTCTTCAAAGCCCTATGACCAAAAATGAACAAGATATTCATAAAGAAAATTTTATTAAATTTTTATCTGATTCCCGTGATTGGGCATTTGAATATATTGAGGATGTACAAAAACAATTAGAAGAATTTATTAATTCTATAGAGCCTGAGATAACTTACTTTGATGAGTTTGGTGAGGTTGGATCTGCTTACCCTCATTATTATTCTATGAAGAAGATATCTTTAGCGTATCAGGATTTAAAGAAGTTGCTTCCAGAAGAAGTAGATGATAGACGCTAGAGGCATACCAACTTGTGAGTGCCCAGATTGTGGTAGCACCTTGTTTAGAGCTTTGGTGTCATTTGATCCAGAAACATATATGGTTGGCATGTATCATTTAGATATTCAATGTCATGACTGTGGAACACTGTGCACAGCACCAACACCAATGGATCATCCAGAAAACCCAAGTAAAGATTTTGGAATGAAAGAATGAGAATTAAAATAAAAGAATTTAAAGAAAGTATTAAGTATGATTATGCTGTTTGTGACATAGAAGGTTGCTCAGAAGAAGCAAAGATTTTAGCAATGACAGAAACAAGATACGTAGATTTTTGTAAAATTCATCACAAAGAATATATATTGGGGGAAGCATGAAAGACATAGTACTATCAGTACTAACAGGTTTTGGATGTGGTTTAGTATTTGCTGCATTCAAATTGCCAGTTCCAGCACCACCTGTATTTGCAGGGGTAGCAGGCATTATAGGCCTATGGGCTGGCTATTCAATACTAATAAAGGTTATATCCTAGGAGGAAATAATGAATCAAAATATCAAAAAAATGCTTGCATCATACGGACGATCAGTTCTTGGTGCAGCAACAGCGATGTTCGCTGCTGGAGTGACAGATCCAGAAACACTTGTATACTCACTAGTTGGTGCAATTGTTCCAGTAGTTCTAAGAGCAGTAAACCCTAGTGACAAGGCATTTGGACGTATGCCTGCTGAATCAGACATTGAGGCAGCTCTAAAGAATGTCAAGGTAGTAAAGAAGGCTGCTGCAAAGAAGCCTGCTGCTAAGAAGTAGCATGTTAAAAAGATTAGCCAGCCTAGCAATAGGCTGGCTTTTCTATTATGATAGGATATGTAAATGATTAATTTTGGTTCATTGTGGATAGGTAATCCATTAAGTAAAGTAGAACAGACTGCTCTTTCCTCA